GAAGAAACAACCACGACAACTGAGCCAAGTCCAGAAGAAACATACCCTGAGACTACCGAGCCAGAGGTGGTTGACACAACCCCTGAGACGCTTCCAGATGCCCCCTTAAGCGATGAAGAAGTTATATCGATACTTGAGGAGGCTGCGACCGTAGAGGCCCTTATAGAAGCTCTGGCCGAATTGAGCCCGGAGCAGGTGACACAGGTGGTAGATCAGATCCTTGCCGAAGAACCTACGCAGGCTCAGGCCATCGCGCTTGCCACATCACCTGACGTGCTTGCTGTAGTTAGCAGTGAACAAGCAGACCAGATCTTCGAAGCTTTAGATGTTGCCGAGCTGACTGATGCACAGACAGAGGAACTTATTGCTGCGGTTCAGGATGCCCCGGCTGAAGTGCGGTCTAGTTTTGAGGACAAGATTGACATCTTCAAGAGTGCACTTGACACCTACGTACCGCTTGGATCCAATATCCCAGTAGGACAAAGGCGAACTCTCATCGCTGTAGGAATAGGGATAACCCTTGCAGCGGCAGGTACTAGAATTAAACGTTAATGAGAAAGATCTTCGATTACCTAGCTGATAACTCTTGGACGTATGCCGGTACAGGCATGGTCTTGATAACCCTATCCGGCCCTACTCTTAGGCAAGCCGTATGGATTACTGGTGTAACATTGATATTGCATTCGGTATTAACACTCAGTAAGAAAGACTAACCATGGCAAAGCTTCAAAACATCATCTTCCGTATCTTCGCATTGTTCGGTTCATCCGCATTGGCAGCTGTTGCCGGTGGTGCCTTGATTGGTGTTGACCTTTGGAAGTCTGCGGCTTTAGCCGGAATCATGGCATGCGCCCAAGTTATCGAAAAGCTCCTCCGCTTCAGCGTTGACGGTTCACTCACCAAAGAAGAAATTGAACTTGCGTTCACTGGTGCAGTAAAGCCACAGCCTGAAGCAGCAGCTGAGTAATGTCGCTGCCGATCGTACCGATCAAGTACTGCGAGCACATCAAAGGAAAGAAGCCAAGCGAGATAACGCCAGCAATGCTGCGCAAGTTATCCACAGGTGGACAGATGCACCATTGTGCTGCCCGTGCTTTCGAAGCGCTAGTAGCAAAAGCAAAGGAAGATGGAGTGGTCATCAAACCCACTTCAAGCGGTGACACATTCCGCAGTATCGACCAGCAGCTCAAAGGATTCCTTCAACGCTACACCGAGACCGACAACGGTTCAGGAAAAACACGCACATACAAGGGTAAGAAATGGTTCCTAAAGCCAGGCAATGCACCTCTTGCAGCTCCTGAAGATGACCCGAACAAGTGTTCGCGTCACATGCTTGGCATTGCTGTTGATGTTGCTAACGCTAATGGCAAGATACTTGAGTGGATGAAGCTAAACATTGCTGCATTTGGATTCTCTTGGGAAGTTGTGCCTGAAGAACCATGGCATATCCGCTGGGTAGATAGCACTCCGTCACAGGCCGTCCTTGACTTTGAGGCTAAGGCATAACCTTGTGGATTCTGGGATCGCTGTCGTTCTCGCTGCTGCTGTTACTGGTGCTTTTAGTTTGCTAACTATGCTTGTGCAGAAGTTCCGCAAAGAGAACGCTAGAGATCACGACGTGGTGATGGGGATGCTCAAGTACATGCACAAGTCCGTCATCCGTACGGAAGGCAAGTTAGACAAGCACATTGAGGATCACAACAGAAAGATCTGAGTGCCCCCCGTCGGGTTGCCACAGTCCGACTCCCTAAACAATTCACAGCGCCTCGCTACATGACATAGCGAACTACCCAGGTTCCCCTGTTTACTGCCCACCCCCTGCGACGGAAGCACACACATGCGACTAGCCAGTTGTTGTTCGAACAAGGTATACCCTTGCCCAAACTTTTGCAACCTGTGTGTTAATGTTTCTTTTGTCACTCGGGGGCTTTGGTTATTCCCTTCCTTGGGCCCCCGGGTGGCATGTACATACGGAAGGAAAACCAATGAGCAAGTTCACGGAAGTACTATCCACAAAACAATATGTTCCAGCTCAAGACAAAATCAAAAATGTTCTTGATCCTGATTCATACAAAGACTTCATGGAAGCAATGGACAACCCTGGCATAACCGCAGCAGCAATCTGTCGCGCACTCAAGGATCTTGGTGTTGAAGTATCTGCCATGAGTATCCAAAGATGGAGGCAGAAGTGAGCAGTAAGTTCCAAGAGTCTGTAGAGTTGCAGAATGAAATTGCAGAACTTAGGCGTGCTCTTAAAACAAGCCAGCTCTCAGAGTCAAGATCAAAGATCAAGTCTCAAGGGATCATTGATGCGGTATATCGTGCTGCAAAGGATGCGTCTCTCGCTACGGGTAATGCACGCAGAACACCGGCGCTACCAAAGAAAGATGTTCGCAAAGCAAAACATGAAGTAGCGCTAGTTCATGCAACTGACTGGCAGTGTGGCAAGAAGACACAGTCGTATGACATTGCAACCCTTTCAAAAAGAATTGAAACATTTGCTGAAAAGGTTATTGAACTCACAGAGATCCAGCGAGCACATCATCCTGTAAAAGAATGCGTGCTTATGTTTGGTGGAGACATGGTCGAAGGCGTGTCCATCTTCCCTGGTCAGGCATACGAGATTGAAGCACATCTATTTGAACAGCTATTTGAAGTGTCCAGGATCATGGAACAAATGGTGCGCACGTTCTCTGCGTTCTTTGAGAAGGTATCAATTGTGTGTGAATACGGCAACCACGGACGTCTTGGTCGTAAGGGAGACATGCCAGACGGGGACAACATTGACCGTGTTGCGTACAAGATAACAAGTGACAGAACAAAAGATCTAAAGAACGTTACGTGGCAACAGTCATTGGACTGGTATCAGATAGTGACCATTGGAAAATACAAGGCACTGCTTGTGCACGGTGACGAGATTGGATCATACGGAGGAATACTCCGGAAGGTCAGCTCGTGGTCTACTGGTGTTGTTGAACCGTTTGCTGACTGCTACGTCGGACATTTCCACACCCCAACAACATTGACCATGGCTAATGCTGGACGTATCTTTGTATCCGGATCACCGGAGTCACACAATGAGTATGCACGTGCGTATGTTGGTGCAGTAGGTAAACCATCACAGCGCCTCCACTTCATTGATCCGGAAAAGGGTCGCGTCACTGGAGAGTACACATGTTGGCTCTAGGCGTGCGCGTCTGCGCGTGCGTGTATGACGGGGTCATCCCGCGAACCCCGAGGTGCGGTGAGAAAATGGACGACGCCGATGAATGAACCGCTGACCTACATATACGTGACGTGGAGAGACGCCCACTCCGGGACGAACACATGGACACAGCCGTCCGAGATCGATCCCGAACCATGCATCGTGAGGACATCCGGATTTCTTTTGTCCGAGGCCGACGGCGGTAAGCCGGATCATGTCACCGTGTTTCAATCAATCACCCCGGACGGGGACGTCGACCACGTTCTGCACATCCCGGTCAAGATGGTGGTGGATTTCAAGTGTGTCCAAGTTGACTTCGACGCCGGGGTTGTGATCACTCGACAGACCTAGTATCGTGATCCCACCCACAAGGAGGGAACATGGAAACCAAGTATCAAATTACAAAGCCTGAGCACGGAAGCCAGGAATGGTTGTTCGCACGTTGGCAGGACGAGAAGGGTCGCAAGCGCATTGCTGCATCCACCGCAGCTGCCGTACATGGTGAGCACAAGTACATGACACCAGGCGATCTTGCTGCTGAATTGCTAGCAAAAGAACCGCCAATGCCAAAGCCACCGACCCAAGCAATGGAACGTGGCAACCGCATGGAGCCAATGATTATCCAATGGGTAGCAGACGAAGAACGAATTGAATTGTTTACCCCAAACGAATTGTATTGCTTCGACGATGGCAGGGCACGAATGATTGCCACCCTCGATGCACAGGACGGAACAGGAACACCATTTGAAATTAAGACGATCAACAAGAAATGGGATGGAAAGCTCCCACCACATTGGTATTGGCAAGGAGTCCAGCAGTCCATCTGCTCGGGCATGCGAGACATTGAATGGCGCATCTTTGACAACGAGATGGTTATCCACCGCTATAAGCAAACCGTTTCATCTGACGAGCGCCAAGTACATATTGAGGCAGTTGCAAAGTTTCTTGAGGCGATTGACCTAGGAGATGTCCCCGACACGGCGATAATGTCGTACGAGAATATGAGTGAGTTGTATTCGAAGTCGTTACCTATTCAGGTAGAACTTCCGGCTGAAGCATCCCTAATGATTGCCGACCTTGAGAAAGTCAAGAACGTAATCAAAGAATTAGAAGCAAGAGAAAGCATTATCAAGGCGGACCTTGGTAAGTTACTGCAAGAAGCAGAAGAAGGTGTGATCGACGGGGAGGTCGTGATCACTTGGAAAGAACAGAAGCGTACATCCTTTGACACGGCGCGATTTGACAGAGAGCGTCCGGAGCTGGCAAAGTTGTACAAGAAGGACACGAAATTTCGTGTAATGAAAACCAAAGGAAGGAAATAACAATGGCATCATTCAACTTAGATAACTACGAGACCGTCGAAGATCGACTCGTCAAGTTTTGGAACGAACACCCGGAGGGAAGAATCCTTACAGGTGTCCACTACTACGACGACAACCGTATTCTTGTGCGTGCAGAGATCTACTTCAACCGTGAAGACGATCGTCCTGTAGCTACCGGATACGCAGAAGAACTTCGTGGTGCATCTCCGGTCAACCGGACAAGCCATGCGGAAAACGCAGAAACGTCGGCAATCGGACGCGGACTGGCCAACTGCGGGTACGCAGC